AAAATTATGGCCAAAGGTTACGGAGACATATCCCGATCCTGCAGGCACGGCTCGCAGTACAACCTCCTCCAGATCAGATCATCAGATTCTTCGTGATCACGGATATAGAGTATTTGCAGCCAGGAGACACCCAAGCCATCGGGATAGATTGAATGCCCTTAATAGAAAACTGGAAGATGCTAAGGGCGTTGTTAAGATGACAGTAGATCCAAAGTGTAAATATTTAATAAAAGATTTAGAGCAAGTTCAGCGTGATAGAAAAGGTGGTATTGATAAGAGTAATATCGAATTGACTCATTCACTCGATGCAGCCACATATTTAATTTCATACAAATGGCCCATAGTTCAACGGATTGCAACCTCAATGAAATGGTAAAGAAAAAATGATAGTTGAAACTAAGGATCATGTAAGGAGTTCTCTAAAGGAATTTCTTTCAAATATAACAACCGACAATGTGGAAGATCGTTACCGCAGTTTATCTTATTACGAAGGAATCCAGGGGGAAATGGAAACGGACTTGGGGAAATACTTTCCTTTGAAGTCTATAGAAGTTCCTTTGATCGTTCAGAACATAACATCTAAGCTGATCAACGCTCGTGCTATTGGATATAAGACACCACCAGTTCGTGAGAATGAAATATATTTAGATAATGTAAAAGACTTAGACCAAACAATGTTAACGGCTGAACGCTTAACCTATCTGTTGGGATCTCACCTAATTAGAAGCAGATTCAATGATGAAGATAATATTTTAGAGTATGATCAGATCATCGAGTTTGAGCCTATATTTGAAGCAAGGGCAAGACAACCTTTCGCATATATTTATCCAATCTATAATCACGGACAGGCAAGGAGTAACGAAGTTGTTTATGCTTACTGGTCAGCTGATGAGCATTTCTTGGTTCACCAGAGCGGACGAATTGAATCCGTGAACGAGGACAATGTCAATCCTTATGGGGTGCTTCCGTTTACTGTGTGTCACCGCCATCCTTATACTACAGATTTTATGCGCAATGGTGCTAACGATATTGTGAACGCCAATCTAATGATTAATCTCTTGATGACTGAACTTGGTTTGGCTATGAGATTGCAAGCATTGGGTCAGCCTGTTATTACTGGGATAGATAGTGCCAGTGATGTTTCGTTGGGAGTTGACAAGCCGATGGTACTGCCAGAGGGCGCATCCTTCCAGTTTGTTTCACCTGGTGCAAACATTGATTCTTATCTAAACGCTGTAAGGTTTTATGTTGATTCGGTAGCTTACAATAACAATTTAAAAGTCAAGTGGTCGGTAGGTCGTGAATCGTTCATCAGCGGTGAGGCTTTAAAGATGGCTGAGATAGATTTAACAGAAGCGGTCATGTCGGACTATCAAATGATTTGGAGAAGTGTAGAGAATAAAAGATTTGAAACTGATCGTATAATACTGGAAGCCCATAATATTAGAGTCCCCGATGAATACAGTGTTGACTTTTCTGAGCCAAGATTTCCCCTTACCGCTAAAGAAGAACGAGAACAATGGGCTTGGGAATGGGATAACAATTTATCCACTACGAAGGATTGGTTAAGGAAATACAATCCAGATTTAAGCGATGAAGAATTGGATGAAATGGTTGCTGAGATAGTTCCAGAACAACCAGAGGAAACAACGGCAGGATCTTTCCTGGCAGAAGCGTTGAGCAGTGAATGAGCGAATTGGTAAAGTTTAAAAAAGAATATCTATTAATGGTTAGTCGAATGACGGATCAAGTCTTTCAGTTAATAAAGGCTGGTCAAACTAAAGATCAAATCCTTGCTATATTATCTAAGAAAGATTTTAAGAAAGTTATTCTTGCTGATAAGGAATTCAAAAATGCTTACAATGCATTGAATGGTCTTTATGGTAAAGCCCTAAAGAATATGGATAAGTTTGCCGAAATATCCCCCAATACATTGCTGGCAATTACGAAGATGAACCAAGCCGAATTCTTTGATAAACTTGCCTTTGATATTGCGACCTCTTTAAAGGGGAATATGACTTCTGGAATATTAGGGGGGCTAAGCAAGGAAGATATTATGAAGGGCGTACAGGCTGATTTAAGACCAGATCAGATAGACACCTTAGTTACTACCGCAATAAGTAATTACACGGCTTCTGTCAACTCGTTAATGGCTGATAGATTACCTAAGAATGTTGCTTATGTTTACACTGGCCCAGTAGATAAAAAGACCAGACCGATTTGCTTACAGCTTATGTCAAGCGGTCAATTAACAAGATCTCAAATAAATGGAATCGTTTCAAATGGGTTTATTGATCGTGGAGGATTTAATTGCAGACACCAGTGGAGATTACTCACGAAGCAAACTCAAATGTTTGATCCTAAAGGGGCTAAAAAAGAAGCCAAATTAAGGGGGATCTCTTTAAGTGGCTAAACCGAAACCAATAGACAGTATGCTCGATAAGATAACAACCACCCAGAAGATGATAAAACTTGGCGAGGAAATGATTGGGTTAATAATCGAAAGAACTCAAAGGGGTTATGGGGTTAATGGTTTATTTAAGGAGTATTCGAGGAAAGGTTTAATGCCTTACTGGAAAAGAAAACAGATAGGGAAAGGGAAAGCGTTCAAAGGTCAATCTGAAAAACATAAGCCGAATAGTCCCAGAGATGTTAATCTAACTTTAACCAGTAAAATGTTAGGCAGTCTTAGAGTTAAAATGGGTGGAACGAATGCGGATCAGGTAACAATAGGGATGCCAAGCACAGAAGCGATTAAAGCAAACGCACAAGAATTACAAGGAAGAGCCATGTCAACTACTGCTAAACCAGTAACGGCTCAAGAGGAAATATTTATTGCTGAATTCTTTGACAAGCAAATCAAAAAAGCTATGAAAGATTCAAGCGGTAGAACAAGGATAGTAATTGGATAACTCACAAAAGAGGATATAAATGTCAAACGAAGAAGTCGGTCAGGACGAAAAAACTGAAGCCATCGGTCAGGATGTAAAAACTGAAGTCGTAGAGAGCAACGATAAAGCTGAAGATTATAGTGTTCCAGGTTATCGTTTCAAAGAACTCAACGAGAAAAATAAAGCCCTTGAGTCCAAAGTAAAGGCTATGGAATCTGATGCGAAAGCAAAGATTGAATCCGAAGCCGTGGAGCGGGAAGAATTTAAAGAGTTGTATGAAGCTGCAAAGGTTGAGCGTGATAAATTCGCCAGCGATGCAGAAAAATATTACTCCATTGAAGAATCCCGTAAGAGCAGGCTCCTTGAGTCTTTTCCCGAAAACCTTAGAGAGAAAATGTCTAAGTTAGATTCTGAAACGCTGGAACAAATGAAAACAGAATTCACAAATAAAGTTCCTCAAGTAGATAATAGTGGTGGAGGGGTTTCTGGCGGTAAGTCTTTGGAATGGTCTAAGCTTCCCCCGAATGAAAGAAAGAAACACTTTGCCGATATTATGAGGAACAAAATCTAAGGAGTCTTAAATGGCTAATGTCACAACTACAACTGCTGCGAAGTTCATTCCAGAGGTGTGGAAAGATGCTATCTTGGATTACGCTGAAATGAATTTCCGTCTAAGAAACCAGGTTACAAATGTTTCTGATCTCGCCAGTGGCGATACAGTTCATGTGCCTCGTGTTTCTCAAGAAACTGCAGCTGCTAAATCGGCTGGCGCAGTGGTTACTTATTCGGCTCAAACAGATGGCGAAGTTTCGATCTCAATAGATCAGCATGCCTATGAAGCAAAGAGAATAGACGATATTGCTCGTGTGCAATCTTCATACGATTTATTTTCTCTCTATGCTAAATCAATGGGATATGCTATTGCTAAGAAGGTTGAAAATTACCTGGCGGTTGATATGATTCAATCCGCTACTGCTAACGATGTTACTCTGTCCACAGATAACACATTCACTACGGCTCTTGTCCGTTCTGGATTACAGAAATTGCTTGACATAAATGTAGACTATACCAATGGCGAAACGCATTTTTATGCTTCACCTGCTGGTTATATGTCTCTCATGAGTCTTGGCGAATTCTCTGACTTCCAAGAGCGTGGCCCAGAAGCTGGCGGTGGTGCTGGCCCAAATATTACTGGTCAACTCGGATCCATTTATGGGGTTCCAGTTTACACCAGTACTGATTGGGATGACGATGGTGGTACAGGTGATGAAACCGCTTCCATCTTCACGAAGGAATCGGTAATGTTTGCAATGCAAGTTGAACCAAGAGTGCAGTCAGTATATGACATCGATTACTTGGCCACATCCGTGGTCGCTGATGTTGTTTTTGGCGCATCTTTGACCCAAGCCGCAGGAACTGCTGCTGGTCAGATAGTTAATTTCGCTAATCCTTAAATCTGGATAAGTGAATAATATAGGTGGGGGGCTTTAATTAGTCCCCTAACCTTTTTAAAATTTTAAAAGGAATAGAATTATGGCAACAGATTTAACAAATGTAGCTGTCTCTACTGGGTATGTTCAATTATTACATATCGATGGTGGGGTTGGAGGATCTGTCACTCGTGTTTACGATGGTGACGGAACAGGTACACCATTACAAATATCTACATCAGAAGTACAAATTTTAGATGGTTCTTATGATTTTGATGTAGCTTCTCACGATGGAACAAACGGATTAAAGTTAGGGGGGACTTTAGTAACGAGTTCTGCAGCTGAATTAAATTATAATGATATATCCACGCTTGGTACAGCCCAGGCGAGTAAGGTATTAACAGTCGATTCCAGTTTAGATGTAACTGGTATAAGAAATTTGACCGCTACAGGAACTATCCAGGCAGCCAATTTTACTGGCACAGGAAATACGACTATTGGAGATGCGGTTACGGATACAGTCGCAGTCAACGCTACGATTACAACTAATTTAATTTTTGAGGGATCTACCGCTAATGCTTATGAAACAACTTTAGCGATAACAGATCCAACCGCTGATAGAACCTGGACTATTCCAGACTCAACGGACACTTTTGTTGGGAAGGCGACCTCTGATACTTTAACAAATAAGATTTTAACCGCTCCAGATATTAATACGCCTGACATTGATGGCGGTACAGTGGATGCGATTACTGCTTTGACAGTAGCGAACTCAGTTGATATTGGGAATTATACAATTACAGCAAACGGATTTACGGCTGATGGAACGATTCAATACGGAAGCCTTTCAGATGGCTCAATAACGATTACAGCTTTTGTAGATGAAGATGGAATGGATTCTAATTCAGCTACATTAGTTCCAACGCAACAATCAGTAAAAGCGTATGTTGATGCTCAAGTAACCGCCCAAGATTTAGATTTAACAACCGACTCTGGAACGATAGCTATTGATCTTGATTCGGAAACATTGACTTTAACTGGGGGAACAGGAGTAGATACTTCAGCAAGTTCAAATACAGTAACTTTCGCTTTAGATCTAAACGAATTAAGTACCGAAACAACTATTGCCGATGCAGATTTTATAGCAATGGTGGATGCTACAGATAGCGGATCTGGTAAAATAACTTTTGAGAATTTAGAAGATGCTATTTTTAGTTCGGTAAGCGGAGATGTATTGATTACTGAAGCAGGAGTTTCCAGTATTCAAGCTAATTCAGTAGCACTGGCAACCGATACGACTGGTGATTATGTTCAGAATATAACCGCTGGAACTGGGCTAACTTCTACAGGGGCAACGAGTGGTGAAAACATTGCTCATTCTTTAAGCGTAGATACGAGCCAAACGCAAATAGTCCAGGTTGGAACATTAGCAGTTGGGGCAATTAGTTCTGGTTTTGGTGCTATTGATATTGG